ACCTCCCCCACCCACAGCCGACGCCGCCCGCGCCTACGCGGCGGCGTCGGCCGCTACTCGCCGCAACCCGGACGCGCGACTGACCGCCCACGGCCAGGACGTTGACGCCACAGCGCTGGTCGCCGTCGTTGACGTCCTGGTCGTCAAGGCCCTCGAGGCCGTCGGCAAGCGGATCGTGCGCGCCGACCGGGCACGCTTCAACGCGCTCAAGGGGCGCCCGTTCCACGAGGCGCACGTGCTGTGGCCGACGGACGTCCTCACCGTGAGCAAGGCCACTAAGGGCGCCTGGGACGTCGTTCCCGCCCTGCTCGACAACCACGGCTGCCCGGGCGTTGAGTCCGGGCGCGTCGTGACCCTGCTTGACGCCTACGTGACTCAGGTCGCTACGCACGGCGCCCCTCACCGGCTGGACCGGCTCGTGAAGGCGCTGCGCTACGTCCTGCCGGAGAGCGCCCTCATCCGCACGCCCAGCCTGAATCGGGCGTCCCTTGAGGAGGTGCGGTGATGGAATCCCCATCGACCTCCCCTGACGCCGATCTCCTGGCCGAGGGTCCCTCGGACTGGGAGTCACCCGAGGCGGTGGCGGACTGGCGCGACGAGATCGAGGACCAGTACCTCGACCTGGCCGAGCCGGTCCTGAACGACTTCCTGAAGCGGGTCCGCGACCTGGCCGAGGACGCCCTCGACTCCCCTGTCCTGACGGCGGCCGGTGACCGGGTGCCGAACCCGTTCGCCTGGACATCTGTTCGAAGCGCCTGGCAGGCCGCCATCCGCGACCTCGTCCGCGACGGCCGTGGCCGCCGTCGCCTGCCCCAGTACGCGACCGTTCAGCGCATCCTAGAGGACTCCGGCCTGCCGGTCGCTGTCTACGAGGACGTCCGCAACCTGCTCAAGCGCGCCGCCTCGGAGGGCTGGGGCGAGCGGAAGACGAAGATCGAGCTCGGGCGCATGCTCGGCACCTCGCGCCGCAAGGGCGAGGCCACGACTGCCTACGCGGCCCGCTTGCGCACCCTGGCCCGCACCGCGGCTACGGCGAACGCCGCCCACCGCATGGCGACCTCGGACCTGGCCCGCAAGCGGGGCCGGCTGCGCTGGGTCACCGTTCACGACAACCGTGTCCGGCCCACTCACGTAGCGGCCGACGGGCAGGTGCAGGACCTCGGAACCCCGTTCCACGTCGGGAACGCCTACCTGCTCTACCCAGGCGACCCCGCAGGGCCTCTCAAGGAGACGGCGAACTGCCGCTGCATCCTCATCCCGACCGACGCCCGGCCCCCGGTCAATCAGGCCGTCAACGCCAAGTACCCGTTCTCAGCCATCGAAAGGACAGCCATGAAACTGCGCATCGAGGAGACCGCCCGCCGCGTGGGCGAGTTCTCCGACCTCCGGGACGACGTCGAGCCCGCCGGAGACACCGTCCCCGAGCCGACCGCCGAGGCCACGCCCGGCGGCCGTTGGGAGGGAGTCATTGCCCGCGAGGGGGAGATGACCGGCGACGGCCGCATGATCGAGGACGGTGCTCTGCGCTGGGATGACCTGCCCATCCCGCTGCGCGTCGCGTTCAAGGACGTCGGCGGCCACGACGGAGCCGAGGTCTGCGGCCGGATCGAGACCGTCGAGCGCCGCGAGGGCGGCGACATCTACGCCACCGGCACCTTCGACCTCGGCTCAGCCGTCGGCACCGAGGCGTTCCGCCAGGTCAGCGAGCAGATGTCCAACGGAGTCTCCATCGACACCGACGACGTAGCGTTCCGAGTCATGGAGCGAGAGGATGCTAACGTTCCGGGCGCTAGCAGCGATGACACGCCCGACGAGGGCGGCATGGTCCGGGTTATGCAGGTAGCCCCCGATGACGCGATTATGGTCATCGAGTCGGCCCGGCTGCGCGCCGCCACCCTCGTAGCCGTCCCCGCCTTCGCCACGGCCCGCGTCTACGCCGCCGGGCAGGCTCCCAGCACCTCCGAGACCCCTGAGCGCGACGAAAACGTCGATTCTGAGGAGAAAATGGCCCGCTCAGCAGACGCCGACCCGCTGAGCCGCGACTCCCTGACCGCTGCGGCTATTCCCACCGCCCCGCCGGAGGCGTGGTTCAAGGACCCCGGCCTGACTGGCCCGACCGCCCTCGTGGTCGAGGACGACGGTCGCGTCTACGGCCACATCGCCGCCTGGGGCACCTGCCACATCGGCCAGGTCGGGAAGTGCGTCGAGCCGCCCGCGAGCCCCTCGAACTACGCCTACTTCCGCACCGGTGCCCTCAAGACCGCCGAGGGCACGTCCGTGGCTGTGGGGCATCTCACAATGGGTACCGGGCACGCCGGCCCCCGAGACTCCGCCAACGCCGCCGCCGAGCACTACGACAACACCGGCACCGTCTTCGCCGACGTCGCGGCCGGCGAAGACGCCTACGGAATCTGGGTCGCAGGCTCCCTTCGTCCGGGAATCACCGCCGAGCAAATCAGAGTGGCCCGCTCCGCCCCGATCTCCGGCGACTGGCGCACGATTCGAGGCTCGCTCGAGCTTGTCGGGGCTCTCGCCGTCAACGTGCCCGGCTTCCCGGTGCCCCGCCCGCAGGGGCTCCTGGCCTCAGGCGAGGTGCGGTCCCTGCAGGCGTCAGGTGTCGTGGCTCACGACGACTCTGCCGCCCGCGCCGCACACCCGTCGAACGGGCCGATCGGCTCGAACGGTCTCACGCTCGGCGACATCTCGTATCTGAAGCGGCTGGCCGAGTCCGAGCGCCGCCGCGACCTTCAGCGCGCGACTGCCGCCGACAAGATGCGGGCCCGCGTCGAGCGCGCGGGTACACTGGCAAAGGCGGCGCAGATGGCGCGCCGTCTCGGGTCCATCTGAGGAAAGGAACATAATCATGGGATGCGGATGCGGACGTACTACGACCCCTCCGGTAGGCACTGAGCCCCGGCCTCTGGCCGACGGCACCCTGCCCGGAGAGGGCTCCAAGGACTCCTCCCCGATCACTCGCTTCTAGGCGTAGCGCCACTCATCACCATCGGCTATGATGGTCCCCGTTAGAGGTCTCATGGACTCCTGACGCTGGGTGGATCAGCAAAGCCCCGCACCGTTTGCTCATGGCGGTGCGGGGCTTTGTCCATGCCTATGGAGGTCCATCTCACTCATAGGTGTATCCTTTGAGCCAACGGCATGGCAGCAGGGCCTCGTGTGTACCCCGCTGGGGACGGGAACCCTGCCCAGCACCAAGACACGGAGGACCCCTCAACATGCGCAAGCACTTCGACATCACCGTCTTCGCCGACCAGGCGGACGACGCTCCGGTCGAGACCTTCGACCTGGAGATTCCTGAGAACCTGTCCGACCTGAGCGCCGAGGACCTCGGCGACCTGCGCTCCAAGGCCGTTGACGCCTTCCAGACCCTGTACGCCGGTGGCGAGTTCACAGACGAGGACCTGGCCACGCTTGGCACCCTGACCGACGGCATCGAGGTCCTGTCCGCCGAGATCAGCTCCCGCGAGCAGGCCGCCGCTGAGCGCGCCGCCAAGGCCGCCGAGATGGCCGCCAAGGTCGGTGCCGACAAGCCGGCCGACGAGCCCAAGCCCGCTCCCTCCGATGACGGCGAGGACGACTCCCCCGCCGATGACGCGGACGACGCGGACGACACCCCGGCCGAGAAGAAGGCCGACGCCGCTGAGGACGAGGCGGGGCGTCAGGACTCCGAGAAGAAGGCCAAGGCCGCCGCGGCCGACGTCGAGCCCGCCACTGAGATCGACACCAAGCCCGAGGCCGTCACCGCCGCCGCTCCCCGCGGCCCCATCAAGCTGTCCGGTATCCGCCGGCACGTTCACACACCCGCACCTGCGATCACTGAGGAGACCTCCGTGGAGGACACCGCTAAGGCCCGCCTGACCGTGGCCGACGTTCCCGGCTTCGCCGCCGACTCCGACGCTTCCTTCGAGGACCTGGCCATCGCCCTCGACCGCCGCCTCCAGGGCTTCAACTCCGGCGCCTACGCTGCCGCTGCCCGCGCCGGCCGCGCCATGAGCGAGCGCCACAGCCTCGCCGTCGTGCGCAAGACCTTCGACGAGCGCGCCACCGTCAACTCTCCCGAGTCTGCCGACGCCGCGATGGCCTTCGCCGTCAACGAGAAGAACCTGCCCGGCGGCTCCCTCGTCGCAGCCGGAGGCTGGTGCGCTCCCTCCGAGACCGTCTACGACCTGCTCGAGGACGAGTCCCGCGACGGCCTGATCTCCCTGCCTGAGATCAACGTCACCCGCGGCGGCATCAAGTTCACCAAGGGCCCCAAGTTCTCCGACCTCTACGCGGCCCCCTCCTTCAACTTCACCGAGGAGGAGGCGAAGGCCGGCAAGTACCAGCCCACCTCCGCCACCGACCCGACCAACAAGGTCGGCGCCAAGCCCGTCTACAACGTGCCCTGCATCGACTTCGAGGAGGTCCGCCTCTCCGCGGCCGGTATCCACATCCAGGCCAACCTGCTCCAGCAGCGCGGCTACCCCGAGCTGGTCGCCCGCACCATCCGCGGCGCCCTCGTCGCTCACGAGCACAAAATGAGCGAGCGGATCATCGCCTCCATGGAGCGCCAGTCCACCGCCGTATCCATGGACTCCGGCCAGATCGGCGCCGCCGCTCCGATCCTGACCGCCATCGAGCTCCAGGTCGAGCACTACCGCTACGCGCAGCGCCTGTCCCGCTCCACCACCCTGGAGGCGGTCTTCCCCTACTGGGTCCACGGCGCCATCCGCACCGACCTGTCTCGCCGCCAGGGCGTCGACCTGATCGACATCAACGACGCCCGCATCGACGCGTGGTTCAAGGCCCGCGGCGTGAACCCGCAGTTCGTCTACGACTGGCAGGCTCTGACCGGCGCAGCCGGTGACTTCAAGGTCTGGGGCTCCAGCCTGAAGTTCCTGCTCTACTCGGCGGGCACCTTCGTCAAGGGCGGCCAGGACGTCATCACCCTGGACACCGTCTACGACTCGGTCCTGCTCGGGCAGAACGACTACACCGCCCTGTTCACCGAGGAGGGCTACCTGGTCGCCAAGCGTGGCCACGACGCCCGTGTCGTGACCGTCCCGCTCAACCCGAACGGCGGCACCGGCACCGGCATCAAGCTCCTCGCCAACGGCACGGCTGACCCCGCCAAGTGATGACTCCGGGGCGGGCGGCGGCAAGTCCCCGCCCGCCCCGTGACCATCTCTAGCCAGTCACCGTCCAGCAAGGAGGACAGATGCCCATCATCGCACCTAAGCAGCGCATCGAGGCGCCGGTCACTCAGCGCCCGAAGGGCGGCCTCTTCTCCCGGTTCGCTCCTATCGAGGACTCCTCGATCCGCTGGGAGAACGGCGTCACCTGGGAGGACGTCGCGCGCACCGACGTCGGCACCATCGGCCAGTATCAGAAGCCTGGCACCGTTAAGGGCCTGCCCAAGGTCCTGGACAAGCCCAAGGGCGTAACCGTCGAGTCCATGGAGCCGATCACCGTCTACGCGACTTTCCGCACCACGCCTCTCGACCACACTCCGGAGGAGGCCGTCGCTATCGCGGCGCAGCGGCTCGCCCAGTACGAGGAGTACGCGGTCGAGAAGGCGCTGTGGAACGGCGTCGGCGGTCAGGGCCCGGCGCTCATCCGCGCTCAGGAGTGGGCGAACAGCGCGGGCGCCCAGCCTGCCGAGGGCGCTTGGAACGCCGCTGAGAAGTACGCCCATACGCCGGGCGTGGCTCCGACGTTCCACCTCTCGCAGCGCCTCGGGTCGATGCTGGCCGGGCGCCTGTACATCGATACGGACCCGCAGACCGGCGAGTCCTACACCCGCATGGGGACCCCCGTGGTCTTCGGAGACGGGTACGACGACACTCCCCCGATCATCGCGTCCACCGGGCCGATCCTGATCTACCGCGGGGACGTCTTCACCTCGACCAACGGGGCGGGCGGCTTCGACAAGGGCACAAACGACCTGACGGCGGTCGCCGAGCGGCAGTACGTTGTGGCGTTCAACCCGGACGATGCCTACTTCGTGAAGGTGTCCACTGACCCCGGCACCGGCAAGTACGTGGCCCGCCAGTTCTGATGACCTACACCTACACCAACACCAACGGAAAGGATGCGCTGAGCCATGGCTAAGACGCACTCATACACACCAGTGCTGGGGAAGCGCATCCGCGTCACCCCGCTGGACACCTGCGGCAAGTTCGACAAGGCGCAGCACAAGCCGGTGGCCACCTCCGGCTTCGTGTCTGTCAAGCTCGCCGCCGAGGTCGAGGACGGCACGGAGATCACGGTCCGCAAGGCCGACGGCTCCCTGTGCGTCAACGAGAAGCAGTCCAACACCTTCAAATACTTCACGGTCGAGCTCGAGTTCTGCGGCGTGAACCCCTCGGTCCTCGACATCGTGACCAACGCCACGAAGTACCTGGACCACGCGGGCGACACCGCAGGCTTCAAGGTCGCCTACGGCAAGATCGAGAAGAAGTTCGCGCTCGAGCTGTGGACCGGCCTGTCCGGCCAGGCCTGTGCGGCCGGTGCTGAGGACGCCAGCGGCTACCTGCTGCTGCCCTTCATCACCGCCGGGACCGTCGGCGACATCGAGGTCACGGGTGAGGACGCCATCTCGTTCTCCATGACCGGCGCCGTCACCAAGTCCGGCAACGCGTGGGGAGTCGGCCCCTACGACGTGGTCAAGAAGGCCAACGGCGGCGGCGGCGGCTTCGTCAACGCGAAGCTCCCCACCGCCCTCGACCCGCTCGACCACCTCCTCATGATCGACACGGCTCTCGCTCCCCCGCCGGACAGCGACCAGCCCGTCACCGTCCCCTGATACCCGTCAGAGGCACTGACAGCCCCGTAGAGCGCACAAACGCCCTGCGGGGCTGTCGCCGTACCTGCTCCACGTGAAACCTCCTCCACGCCCCTTAGGAGATGCCTATGGGTATACTTTTCCGTGCGGGCACCGCTTATGGGCCATACCCGGCGGCGTAGCCATCCCGCACCACGTACGCGTTGTAGGAGAGGGCATGCAGGACATTGACAGGGGCTACGGCCCAGGAGACTGGCCGGTCTCCTACAGCGCGTGCGAGGACCTGGCGGAGTACCTGGACGAGTCGGGGCGGCCTGAGAGGCAGCAGCACATCTTCGAGGCCATGGCTACCCAGCTGCTCTGGGAATGGACTGGGCGCCGGTTCGGGACCGACATCGTCGTGATCCGCCCCGAGCCGGCCGACTGCGTGCCGCCGCCCACCTACCAGTCCCAGGACTACCTGAGAGGCTTCCTGCCGTTCCGCCTGGGCGGCGTGCTGCACGACGTCGTGTGCGGCATCTGCGGGCCCTACTGCACCCACACCTCAGGGACTCCGGCCATCCGCCTGCCTGGGAACGTCCACCGTGTGCACCAGGTCACGATCAACGGCAAGGTGCTCCCGCTGGGAGCGTACCGCCTCATCAATCACTCGGTGCTCCAGCTCACGGGGCGCACCTCACCGCTCGGCCCCGATATTCCGCTTGTATTCCCACCGGTACAAGACCTGTCCCGGCCGACGTCGGAGGAGGGCACCTGGGAGATTCGCTACTCGCAGGGCGTCCCCGTCCCCGAGGGCGGTCAGGTCGCTGCCGGCGTGCTCGCGCTCGAGCTCGCCAAGGCGGCCTGCATGGATCGGGACTGCGCTCTGCCGGCGCGTCTCCAGTCCATCACCCGTCAGGGCGTCACCGTGCAGGTGCAGGACGACTTCGACGAGATGCAGGGGGGTCGGACCGGCATTTGGCTGGTGGACTCCTGGGTCGCCTCGATCCGCAAGCCCCGCCAGGCCGCCCGGGCCTACAACCCGGACGACTACGCGCTCCGTCATCCGTCCAACCGCCGCGGCGGGGTGATCTGGTGAGCCCCGCGCCACGTCTGTCGCGCCGCGGCCGCGCCCAGAGCGAGGACTACGCGGCCCTGTCGGGCCGGGTCGCCTCGCCGGCGCCGTCCGTCGTCCACTCCACCGCGCTCGCCCTGCTCAAGGGCGGCGCCCAGGCCCTGTCCAACGCCGTCTCTCAGGCCTACGTCGCCCCCGGCGCGGAGGTGGCCTGGGACGAGTGCTGCGCAGGGCACCTGTACGTGCGCACCGTCTCTGTCTCGCCCGTCTTCGGTCCCCGAGCCGCCGACGGCGAGGCGTGCTCGGTACGCTACTGGGCCGCGACCTACGCCCTCGGCACGCTGCGCTGCGTCGAGGTCGTGGACGACCGTGGCCGTGGCCCCCGCCCCTTCGACCTGACGGCCGACGCGGCTGTCCTGCACCAGGACATGGCGGACCTCGGCCAGTTCCTGACGTCCTCCACCAACGCGGACGACATGGACTGGCAGGCGTCCGGCCCCGACGGCGGCTGCGTGGTCGGCGAGTGGACCTTCACCGTCCGGCTCGGCTGCCCGTGACCATGCTGTGGAAGTAGGGTGAGATGGTTCACGTAAACGTCCGGTTCAAGGGCCCCATCCGTGAGGATAAAGTGGCCCAGATCACTAAGCAGGCGGCCCTGAAAGCGTCCCGACGTACTCAGGGGCGCATCCAGCGCAACATTCGGGCGAATGGGCGCGTCAATACGGGCCGGATGGTGAACTCCGTCACAATTGAGCGCGTCCCCGGCAAGCACCCCCTCAACCCGACCTTCGAGATCGGGGCCCGCACGCCCTACGCCGCCTACCAGGAGAAGGGCACCCGTGCCCACGGCCCGGTCAAGGCGTCTCGCATGGTCTTCACCCCGAAGGGGTCCTCGAAGACCGTCTTCGCGAAGTGGGTCAAGGGGATCAAGGGCGCCCACTTCGTCCGCGACGCGGTCCGGCTTATCAAGCCCTCTGACTTCCATTAGAATCGCCTCATGGCTACTATCACGATCCCCGGCAAGACCCGGAAGTCCATCACCGTTGACCTGGTCGGTACCGAGTACAAGGTCCGACCCCCGAAGGCCGCTGTCGCCATCTTCCTGTCCCAGGCGCTCAAGGACGCCGACGAGGACTCCGAGAAGATCATCGAGGGCCTGGCGAAGTGGTGTCACGTCCTCTTCGGCAAGGAGACCGGCGCCGAGGTCGTCAAGCGGCTCAAGAACCCAGACGACGCCCTCGACATCCCCGACCTGACCGACCTCATCACCGCCGTCATGGAGGAGGCCGGGGAGAACCCCCCTACGTGATCTGGCGCCTCCTGGCCTCGGCGCATACGGAGTGGGACTACATCGACGGGTTCTGCCTCGGGCACGGGATCGACCTGGAGACCCTGCCCCTGAACCGGTTCTGCCACGTCATGTGGTGGATCCTCACCCGCAACGCCGAGGACGAAGGCGCTACCGAGAAGCTGAAAAGGGACCTGTGGCTCCCGCCCAAGGGCGTAGAGGTCAACGACCCGCGCAGCCCGTGGTACTCGGGCAACGAGTCCAGCGGCTTCGGATCCCTTAAGTCGGCCCTCGGTATGTGACAGCACCTATAGGACACGCCTATGCGGGCGGTATCATGGCCTCAGACAGGAGTCGGGCCGCGATGCCGCCCGCTCGACGTACGAGCGGGGAGGTAGCCCGTGTCAGACAAGATCGGCGAGGTCGTCGTAGAGGTCGGCGCCGATGCGCGCGACTTCCGTGGCGACGCTGAGCGAGGCATTGAGAAGAGCCTCAAGAAGATCGGCAAGCGGATCGAGCGCGCCGCTGAGAAGTGGGCGCGCGAGATGCGCGACTCCGTCAAGGACGCGCTCGACGGCCTCGTGCTCCAGGTCAACGCGAAGATCGACCCAAAGGACCTGCGCCGCATCGAGACGGCCATCGCCCAGACCAAGGCATCGCCGGACGTCGGCGTCTCCGCCCGCGACCTGGAGGAGATCAAGCAAAAGCTCCGCCGGGCTGAGTGGCGCACCCCGGTCAAGCCGGTCCTCGACGACAATGCCGTGGCCAAGATCGGGCGCGAGCTTGACGAGATGAAGGCCGCGATCAAGGCTCGCGTCGACCTTGACGAGGTATCCCGTAAGCACGCGCTGGAGGCGATCCGCAAGACCGAGGCGGAGATCGACGCCAAGGTCGACATCAAGGGCCAGGACATCGCTGAGATCAAGGAAAAGATCGCCAACATCAAGTCCGAGGTCAAGGTCGACGCCTCCCTGGAGAAGGCCACTCAGCGCAAGATCAGGGAGCAGCTCGCCAAGATCGACGCGAAGCTGAAGGCCGAGGCCGAGCTGGACGACGCCTCCCGGAAGAAGCTTCAGGCGGAGCTGAAGAAGCTCGGCGGAGATATCGAGGCCCACGCCCACCTGAGCGAGGCGTCCAAGCGCAAGCTGAAGCACGAGCTCGACAAGCTCGACGGGAAGGCCACCGTCAACGCCGACCTCGACGACGGCAAGGCTCGTTTCGACCTGCTCCGGCTGACCAAGAAGCCGTACTTCGTAGACATCCACGCCCGCCTCGCCAAGGCGTCCCTGGCGAAGGTAGCCGCTCAGGTCAAGGCCCTGGCCGGAGGCAACGTCTTCGGCAACCTGAAGAACTCTCTCAACGACCTGTTCACGAACCTAGACACCTTCGCGGTCAAGGCGGCCGGGGCCGGGACCGCGATCCTCGGCCTGACCTCCATCGCCGGGGCCGGTCTCGGCACTGTGGCCCAGTTCGGAGTCAGCCTGGCCCACACGCTCCCAGCCCTGCTAGCCATGCCGGGCATCCTAGGCGCGGCCGCGGCCGGGATCGGCATCTTCGCCGCTGCCATGTCCGACGCCTCAACCGTCCTGGAGGACCTGGGGCCGTCCTTCGAGGCCCTCCAGGACTCCATCTCGACGTCGTTCTGGGGCGAGGCCGAGGGCTCGGTGCGCTCCCTCATTACCAACGGCCTGGAGGCCCTGACGCCGGCCATCTCGGACGTGGCCTCGGCCATGGGCTCCATGACGTCGGCCGTCGCCAGCGCCGCCCAGGACCACATTCCCGGCTTCCAGGCGTCGCTCGGCTACCTGGCCGAGGCCATGGACATCGGCGGAGACGGTGCTGGGGCGTTCACCGACGCCCTCCTCACGCTTGGGGAGGTCGGCGCGAAGTACCTCCCGTCAATCGCGTCGTGGGCCAACGACGTCGCCTACTCCTTCCAGTCCTGGGTGCAGGCCAAGACCGCCTCGGGAGAGATGGATCAGGCCATCCAGGCCGCCGCCAAGACCTTCGGGACCCTGAAGGACATCGTCTTCGACCTGGGCGGCATCCTGGGCGGAGTCTTCAAGGCCATGGCCTCCGGCTCGGCGCCCATCGACTCCATCGCTACAGCCCTCGACAACGCCAACAAGGCGGTCAACGGCCCGCTGTGGCAGGGCACCCTGTCCACGATCTTCAGCGCGATGGGGGACGCTGCCTCGCACGCCTTCGCCGGCGTCGGATCGCTCGGGCAGGCGTTCACCTCCCTGGCCCCGACCCTCTCGACGATCCTGCCCCTGGTCGGGCAGATCATCGAGACCGGGCTCAAGGGCATCTCCGCCGCCCTCCAGGACCCCGCCTTCCAGGGCGGGCTGACGGCGTTCTTCCAGGGCGTCCTGACGGCCGTGCAGGCCCTGGCCCCGGCCATGCCCGCCCTCGGGCAGGCGTTCGGCGCCATCGCCACCGTCGCCGGCTCGCTTCTCGCCGCCATCGCCCCGCTGGTGGCGCAGCTGGTCGAGGGCCTGGCCCCGGTCTTCCAGCAGCTGGTGCCGATCCTCGTCCCA